TCTTGGTCTTGGGAACACAATTTGGAACCATTTTACCACCTTTCTTTTTCATACCAACTTGCTTATGTGTATCCCAACAAGGATCACCATCACCCTCTTTCACATTTTCAACTTGTTCCTTTTTTACGCAGTTTGGATACCTCTTACCAAACATTGTCTTCATACCTTTCTTTTCATATCCCTTCCAACATTTTTCTGAGAATTGTTGGAATGAAATACCAGTTGGTTCAAACTCTTCTTTTTTACTACTATTACCCCAGTTCGCAGCACCGACCTTACGACACTTAACTAATGCACCTGATGCATAAGCACTTGGCCAGACTGAATATCTTGACTTAACCTTATGATAGCAAGCATCTTTTGTACCACTACCCTTTCCTTTCTTATCTTTTACTTCTGTAAGATCTATTTCTGTTTCTTCTGCATCCTCTAAAATAATGTCTCCTACTTCTACACCATTCTCTGCAAACCAACCACGATTTACTTCAACTGCATATCTTATATCACCTTCAGGATATACAGGAATCGGATTCATTGGATCTAATTCTTTGATACTTTCAATAATACCTTCTTCGTTTATAAAAGCAATGTCAAGAGGTATAAAAGTATTTTTCATATGGAAAGAATGTTGTTCAGTATTTTCAAATACAAAAAGCATACCACGATCTTGTTCCAAACTCTCACGGAACATCAGACCACATTTAAACTCTCCATCACTTTGTGGAACTTCAAGTACTAATGGTAATGAAGTAAATTCAGTTTCGTCTTTCATGGTCTTTTTCTTTTTCTTTTTAGGTTTGTCAGTTGCAACATATGTTGGTTTTGCAGCACCAGTTTTTTCCTGTTGACCAGGATCTGCTGCTTTTTTTCTTCTTGCTGCAGATCTTCTTTCTGCAGGTGTCATTCTCTCATACTTTGCACGAGATACACACTTCGGCACTCCTTCGCCTGGTTCATCGCTCGCACAAGTCCCACCTGTAAGAACGTTTACCCATCCACCTTTACCATCCTTTGATTTAGAACCTTTAAACCAAGAACGAAGTGTCCCCTCTTTTACACTCTCTTTATCAGTCATATAGTCTGCTGCAGTATCAAGATAATCTGCTGCTTTTGTAATTTTAGACTGAACCCATGCTTTTGCTTCTCCCTCACCTTTACCAACTTTCTTTTTAAGTTTCTTAGCATTCACCATAATATTATCAACCTGACGACGAATCATTTCGTATTCGTGATCGCCATGCTTCTCTTCATTCATTGCTTTAGTTTTCTTTTTCATTGAGTTGATAAACTTTCTATAAACAGCTGCTTCAGAGGTTTTACCCATCACTCTTGCTCTTTGCTCCATAGCAATTGCTGCTTGAATTTTATGAGCATGTGATCTACCTGATTTCCTAATTTTTGCCACACTCGCTTTTGCTGTAGCGACATCCTTGAAACCAAGTCCATGAATAGTTCCTTTAGGATCTTCATCAGTGTATAAATCAGAATGTTTTTTTGACTTTGCAGGTTGCCCTTTTTTACGGGCAATGCGAGGATTTGATTCCTCTGTCATTTTTTTCTTTTTACCCGCACAATGTGCTTTCTGACTAAAACCTTTTGGGTTATTGCAATCAATCGACTTTTTATACTTTGCAGACCATCCTTCCTTTACAAGAAAACCATCCTCACGAACAGTATATCCTTCAGGAATAGGTTTACACTTCTTATCAGTGTTACAATAGTATTGTCCCTTTTTACAGGAAGTCTTTGCCATTATACAGACTATTCAGAGCTATTATTATTTAGCATTCCGTCTTTTAACATCTTCTGTAATTCTGCGGTGCTTCCAACAAATAAAGCGTTATTAGTGACTGTGCTTTGAGTTTTTGGATTATCTACCTCTATATCTTTTACTTTTTTGTGTAAATCTGCTAACTTATCGGTAGTATCTGCAACACTTTTTATTAATTGTCCCGCAACTTCATATGCTCTTGGACTCGCAGTTTCACCCGCAACTTCCATAATACCATTTATCGCTTCCTGTCCTTTTTCTATAAGTGAATATAAATTACCTCTTGTATAATCATAGTCCTTTTTAACTTCATCAACTTTGGTTACTTCATCTGCTTTCACAATCGCATCAACCTCAACATCACCATCAGTGTTGAAAGTATCATTCAATGAATCGTAACCTTTTGCCATTAGATATCTACCCCTCTATTTGGTGCAAATTCTTTTCCATCTCCAAAGAATGTACTTGTTTCTGTAAATCCAAAATCATCACCTGGTTCAATTAATAAATCATCTTGAGTATCTATAACTTTATCTTCATTGTAATCTTTCTTTGCTTTAGGTAAAACAGTATATCTCTGAACTCTTGATGCTGTTCTTGTATTAGTATCTGAGTAGTAATCCAACTGAACTTTTTTGATAAGTCCCTCTGGTGTATCTGCAATATGATTGAAAAAGAATGTTTTTGCTGTAAATGATAAAGTGTATATTAATGCTCTTCTTGTAACAAAGTCTCCTTCATAATCATCTTGCTGTGCAATATTTTGAAGAACCATAGGTATATCTCTCTTTTCTCCAATAGACTTAACTAAATCAATTGATATATTAAAACCTGGTTGAAAAAATGGTAATATCTGTTCTAATATTTGTAATCCATCATCTTGTAATTTAACCAATATATTTAAATCAAATCCTAGATTATATGGAACAGGCATGAATACCTTCTTCATCTTGTTATTATTTACGTCCTGTGCTTTAAATGTTTGTGTAATACCTGCTTTTCTTGTAGAGTCGTAAGAGATATTTGTAATTTCAAAAGACATTCTTGGTAATGTAATTTGAGTTGCCTTATTTAATTCTGCTTGTTGTGTTATTCTTGCTAAAAACTTTTGCCTTGGTCCATATGCAATAGGGACTTTGATTTCTGATATCATATTACCTGCACCATCATCATGACGTACATGAATATCATTAAACAGTGTGCCAAATGCAATGACCGTTTTTCTTACAATTTCGTGATAAAAATAATTTCCTAACATTTTTCTATACTAATGATTCCGATCCACCTAATAATAAACCGCTGTTTGTTGCTAAGTCATACATTTTAGAATGAATAGTCTCATCAACTTCAGTTGTCCATTTTGCTGTATTGTCTGTTGCTATCCAACATTGCAAAGTATCAGTGATTGCTGTCGGAAGATTATAATCAAACCAAGGATCGTATGGTATTTTATCTTGTGCTGGAATAGTCATTAAAAACTCCCAAATGGATTTGATTCGGAAAAGTCTATAAGTAAGTCTGCTTCTGACTCAAATATATCTCCTTCATTATATTTATCGGTAGTATCATCCTTGTTATATGATGTAACACTGTATAGAGCACCAGAAGAGAGTCCTTTAATATCTTCACCTGCAAAGAATCCTGTTGTAGTTGTACCAATTCCAACATTACTAATTTGTAATATTTTGGTATCATAGTCCCAACTTTTAACTCTCGCTTGTGTTCCTGAACGCATACCCTGAACCACTTCATTAAACTGATATGTTCCAATCCCACTCATAGTTTCTGGATTAGCAATCGTCACTATTGGAGCAGAACTGTATCCTCTACCTGCGTTCTCAACAAATATGGAATTCACCTGTTTGAATGAACCTACATCACCTATAGATGCAATACCCACGGCTGTCGTACCTGAACCAGGTTGAGCAACAGTAACTATAGGAGCAGTACCAAAACCAATACCATTATCAGTTATAACAAACCTAACGACACCATTAAAGGTCTTTTCAAGTAAACATGTAGCAGCAGCACCCGATCCACCTCCACCTGTGATTGTAATAGTTGGAGTTTCTGTATATCCAAAACCAGCGTTTGTTAATAATATTTTTTCAACAGATTGACTACCAGCTCTTACAGTCGTTATAGCAACTGCAGTTGCATTTGCAAGTTCATTTCCATTCGGTGATGTGCTAATAGAAACTGTAGGTGTGCTACTATAATTAAATCCATCATTATTCAGAAATATTTTTTGAACATAACCAGTATTAATAATAGCGTTTGCTGTAGCAGTTCTACCTACGCCAGTTAATTGTAAAGTTGTAATATATCCAACATCATCAACTTGACTATCAATTGTATCAATAGAAGTGTCGATAACCTCATCCTCATACTCAAATAATTCACATTTTAATTTGTAAACATAAGTGCTTCCTAATTGATAGAATGGATCTTCATGTTCTACAAATTTTATTTCAAAAAGTCTTTGTCCTAGAGGAAAATATACTAAATCACCTTCTCTAGGTCTTGATGCCAACTCAATATCATCGTCAGAGTTCATAAACGGTGATATAAATTCTTCAAATCTTTCTTTTGATATTGTAAGAGTTACTTCATCTCTTAAACTCATTCCAAATTTAGTTAATACGTCTCCAGCACCTTGATAACCATCATAAGTATCTACATATGCTTCAATTGCAAAATTATCATCAAACTTAGAGGCAGTAACTTCTTCTATTATTGATTGCCTATTAACAAATTTTCTAGGAATGAATGTTATTTCAACACCATAAATTTTTAGATGCTCATTAATTAGACTCTGTACTAATCTCTGTTCACCTCTAGAACCTTGTAAAAAGTATGGATTTAATGCCATTATTCATCACCCTATAAAATCAAGAGGAGGAAGTTCATAATCTCTTGCCATCCTCTGTTCTAAGGCTTCTATTTCTCTAACACCATCATCATATATTTCTCTTCCATTTAATTCTATACCACCAGGTAATTTTGTTCCCCTAAACTTAATTAGATTCATTCCCCACTGTTTCTTCAATAATGCAACAAAATACAATTTTACAAATGGATCATTGTAAACTTGTTTATATTCTTCTGGATCTAATGCACGGAGACAATCAATCACTATAAAAGTATCTACTGATTGTGCACCCCAATCTATATCTAAGTATAATCTATCTTGTCTCTGATTGAATCTTATTTGTTTATCTGTTGAAAGTAAAAAATCTATATCCTCTAGATAAGTTTTTGTCATTGCAAATTGCAATAATTCAACTGAATTAAAATAATATAAGTCATTTAAAAATAATTGATACTTAATACTAAACATTCCACCTGAAATAGAACTTGTATCAAATTTAAATATCTTGTTAACACCTATCACATGATCAGGCATGGATAAAAAATTAGAAGTCTCATAAAAATTATTACTTACAGTGACGTTTGAAGTTGATATACCTGAAATAACACCTC